ATGATAGAAAGTTTGATTAGGCTAAGGAAAACCGAGATAATGGAAGAGAAAATAATAGATATGTTCATATTGTACATGGTATGTTATTTTGCATGTTCTACCATTTTTGCATTAACGATAAATTAAAAAAGATTTTATGATTACCAACAAAATACTTAAAACAGAGTTAATAGAATGGCGAAACCTTGAATGGTTACAAGGTGATCTTAAAGACATTTCTAAAGAATCTTTGGATAAGCTCAAACTATCAATTAAACAAAATGATTTTATACAGCCTTTTAATGTATGGGAGGATGGAAAATCTTGGATATTAGACGGGCATCATAGGTTAAAAGCACTAAAAGAGTTAGAAACAGAAGGAATTGAAATCCCTTTACTACTTCCAGCAAACATTATAGATTGTAAGAATAAAAAAGAAGCTACAAAGTTAGTGCTAATTTACTCAAGTATTTATGCGAGTGTTTCACATCAAGGATTAACAGACTTTATGTTCGAGAACGACCTTAAACTTGATGACTTGCAAGAAATAGATTTACCTAATATAGATTTAGACGTTTTGGATAAAACAGACGGGAAAACAGAAGCACACCTAAAGTTGCAAGATAAGTTTATTGTCCCTCCGTTCTCGATACTTGACACAAGACAAGGGTATTGGCAAGATAGGAAAAGATACTGGAAAGAATTGATTGGTGATAATGGGGAAAGCAGGGAAAACAGTCTGGGCGTCTCGAAAGAGAGTGAGGGTGATTGGGGAAGCATAAATGGCAAAAAAATGACCGTTGCACCAAACGTCTCTATATTAGACCCAGTATTAGCAGAAATAGTAAATAGATGGTTTGGGTCAGACAATTGCAAGACGTTTGATTGTTTTGCGGGGGATAGTGTTTTTGGGTACGTGTCTGACTATTTAGGGAATACATTCACAGGCATAGAGTTGAGGAAAGAGCAAACAGACTTAAACAACAAAAGACTGAGCGGGACAAATAGCAAATATATTTGTGATGATGGGCAAAATGTATTAAAGCACATAGGGGAAAACAGCCAAGACTTATTATTCAGTTGCCCTCCTTATTTTGATTTGGAGGTTTATTCTAATTTGGACAACGATGCAAGTAACCAAAAAGAATATAGCAGCTTTATAAAAATACTAGACAACGCTTTTTCCGATGCTATAAAATGTTTAAAAAATAATCGATTTGCAGTTATAGCGGTAGGTGATATAAGGGACAAGCAAGGGTTTTATTATAGATTCGTTGGCCACATAAAGGATATATTTGAAGCTAATGGCACAAATTTATATAATGAGTTGATATTGGTCGAACAGTCTGGGACGGCTGCCATGAGGGCTGAACGTATAATGGGTAATCGCAAGGTAGTCAAAACACATCAAAATATATTAGTGTTTTACAAGGGCAACCCAAAAGAGATTAAAAACATATTCCCTAAATTAGACTTCACAGATATGGAACAGAATGAAAGCCCAAATATATAATTTCACTGATTGGATAGATGAAACCGACCCAGAGACAATCAAAAGGCGATTTGATTGGTTGTTAGTTTCTTCTGGCTTTGGGGTATTATCGTTCAGCGAACACTACTTTAAACCTTATGGGTATAGCTCATTATATTTGTTGTCCGAAAGCCATTTGGCTATCCATACATTCCCAGAAGAGGGACAAACATATATCGAACTTTCAAGTTGTGTTAATAAACCATACAGAAGATTTTTATCTTTATACGTGAAAAACTCCGAGGTGTTCAATGGCTAAAGTAGGAAGACCTAAAAAGATTGACAAAATAGACTTAATAGAGGTTGGTAAGTTAGCAGCATTAGGATTAACTGATGTTGAAATAGCTGAATGGTTGGGAATAAATAGGTCAACATTAAGCAGATATAAGAAAGAAGAGTCCCAGTTTAAGGACACCATAAAAAAAGGTAAGGCTCAAGCTGACATGAATGTGGTTAAAAGTTTGTACAAAAGAGCCACAGAAGATAGAGACACAACAGCTATGATATTCTGGTTAAAGAATAGAAGAGTCAAAGATTGGAGAGACAAAAGAGATATTGAACATTCTGGCAATATAGAACATACAGAGCTAACAACAGAAGAACGAGCTGAGAGAATCAAACAATTAAAGTATAAACTTGATAACTAATGATGAAATACATGAACTTGAAAGATTATTAGAGTTAGATAAAATAGATGAAGCAAGGGAAGACTTCTGGTCTTTCTGTACTTATATGGATGTTCTTTTTTTTAATGAAGGTAAGCAACACTTAAAAACAGTGGCTAATGCTTTACAGCAAGTTTCAGAAGGTGATATTAAGAAATTAATGGTATCAATGCCTCCGAGAGCTGGAAAGTCTTACATTGTATCTATGTGGAATGCTTGGAGTATTGGAAGAGATTCAAAGGCTTCATTTATGCGAAACACTTACGGTTATTCTTTAGCTCAGAAATTCAGTTATGATGTCCGAGCAATAGTACAAAAAGAATTATTCTTGAATGTGTTTCCAGAAGTGAGATTAAAAGGAGATAAGAAAGCCGTTGACGATTGGGCTATTGAAGGAAGCGAGCAATCAAGTTACTTTTGTGCTGGAATAGGTGGTGCAATAACTGGAAAAGGCTGCAGAACAGCAGCTATATTAGATGACCCTATTAAAAACCTTGAAGATGCACTATCTGAGACAATGTTAGATAAAACTTGGAGTTGGTATATGTCAACCCATAAATCAAGGATGGAAAAGGATTGTCCAGAGATTCACATTGCTACACGTTGGAGCAAGAAAGATCCGATAGGCATGTTGTTAGACTTGGAAAGTGAGAAATGGACTCAGATAGTAATACCCGCTTTAATTGATGGGAAATCTTTTTGCGAAGAGATTAAAACAACTGAAGAATATTTAGAAACTAAAAATCTATTAGATGAGTCAATTTGGGAATCTGAATATATGCAAAAACCAGTCGAATCAAAAGGACTGTTATTCCCTATTGATTCATTAAATAGATTTGCATTAAAAGAGCTACATGATACAAGTGATTTTGTTGGCTATGTCGATACAGCAGATGAAGGTACAGACAATTTGTGTTCTATTATCGGAGCTACTAAAGGCGAAAATGTCTATTTAGTTGATGTTATATTTACACAAGATCCGATTGAAGTCACTGAGGCTTTAGTAGCAGAACAAGTAATTAAATACGCACCTTATAAGACAATTACAGAATCAAATTTCGGTGGTAAGTCTTTCGCTAAGAATGTAAAAGAGATTATTAAAAGACACAATGATAATATTAGAATTGAAAGTAAAAAGGAACCGTTAAACAGAACCATTGTTAAATGGAAAGCTAATACTCAAAACAAAGAAACAAGAATTTTAATGAAGTCTGGACAGATTAAGAAATACTTCCACTTTAGAAATGATTATAAAATAGGAAGTGATTATGACAGATATATGAGAGAATTAACTGGATATGTGAAGATGGGAAAGAACAAGAAAGATGACGCACCAGACGCAACTACTGGATTAGCCGATATGGTATTTATAAAGAAGATAGGATTTTTAACTTGACTGAGCTTATTAAAATAATAGAGAAGATTTTCCAATTGAAAACACCTATGAGTTTAACTATCAATTTTGATGGGAATGGGAACTACAAATTAAAAAGCGAGCTTGGAGACAAGGCAATAAATAAGATTATAAAGTAACACAAAATTAAATAAGCAACATTTATTAAAAAAAATACGGTAATCAATAAAAAGACCCGGTATTTCATAAAGAAATATCGGGTTTTTTGTTTTTAGGAAAGAATATGTATATAACCGAAAATATGATCCAAAAAATGATGGTAACACTTGGAGCTATTGACAATAAATCTATCATTATCAAGGATTTAATAGAAAAAGATAAGGTAAGCCTTGAAAAGATTGCAATGCAGAATGGTGTTGATTACTATTTGGGTAAGCAAGATATTTTAGACCATTCTTTCCAAAAATACACCGTGAACGGCGTTGAATATACAGATGACAATAAGTCTAACAATCAAATAGTTCATACATACCATAAACTATTGGTAGATCAGAAAACTGGCTATATAGTGGGTAATCCAACGGCGATAGTAGTGGACCCAGAAACAGAGGGAGTAAGTGATATATTAGGTGCTAACTTCCAAGATAAGTTAAATGATTGGGTTATCGGTGCAAGTAATCAAGGCGTTGAATTTATGCACCCTTATTATGATGTTAAAGGACTGTTTAAGTTTACTATAATTTCAGCACTTGAATTAATACCTATCTATGATGCTAACTATGAAGCTGAGATTGTCGAAATGATACGATACTATCCAGTTGACTTTATAAACTCAGATGGTGTTACCGAGTCAAGGAATAGGGTTGAATGGTGGACTGCGAATGATGTGTCTTATTATATTGAATTAGAAGATAGGAGATACATTCCAGACCCCGAAGTCGAGGAAGAACAAGGTCACTGGAGTTCAATAAATTCATCTTCAAAAATTAAAGAACAGAAAAGCTGGGGTAAAGTTCCCTTCATAGCTCTATATAATAATTCTAATCAAACGACAGATTTACAACCGATTAAAACTCAGATAGATGACTATGATTTTAACGTGTCTGATTTTTCCAATAACTTAGCAGATTTACAAGATGCTATTTGGGTATTAAAAGGATATGAAGGAACTAATTTAGCAGAATTTCAAAGGAACCTAAAGAAATTCAAGGCTATAAATGTTGGCGAGGATGGTACAGTTGATGCGAAGTTATTAGAAATACCAAAAGAAGCACGCGACAGCTTACTAGATAGAAATGTTCAAGATATATACACGTTCGGGATGGGTGTGAATATGAGAACTGATAAATTTGGAGACTCTCCAAGTGGAATAGCATTACAGTTCCTATTCTCAAATTTAGTATTAAAAGTTAAGCCTTTAGAACGG